ACCTGATTCTTAATCTGATTCATAGTCATACTATCAGAAGATAACTTCTTTAAAATCAATTCATTCTTCATGGTCTCATGGACTTCATTAATTTTAGACATCACCTCTTCTTTATGAATAACAAGATCATCAGGAGCAATACCCGTCCAAAGGGTAAAGTGTTTTCTTTGTACAATCTTTGGATTGTCTTCAAAAAATACCTGAAGAACATTATACCCAAGATTAAATGCTGTATTCGCAATCTTTGTTAAGATGGTAGTTTTACCAACCCCCGTAGGAGCTAATATAACACCTATCTCACCCTTTGCCAAACCACCCTTAAGTAGTTTATCAATTCCGGGTATACCTATCGGTATGGGGTGTCTAAAGTCCTCCTCAAGGACTGTATCCAAATTTGCAAAGATATCTGTAATTCCTGTTTCTCTTTCTCCAACTTGCAACGCTTCTCTAACAAGACCCTCAACCTTATCATAAGATTCAAAGTCTCCCTCATTGATTATCTTCTGTGCCTTGTCCATCGCCTTCTGAAGTTCTTGTTGTTTACAAAACTTCAATGCTTTTTCTTGAACAAAAAGAGTTCCCTCTAATGGAGCATTCTTAATTTGTTTGATTGTATCAACAACAATTTTAGCAACAAGTTCTTGCGAAATTTCTGACTTAACTATTTGGTCTAAAGTTTCAAAGTTAGGAGTAGATTCATACTTCACATAATACTCCTTAGTCATCTGTAAGATGATTTTAAAGTACTTGTTATCAAAATAAGAACTCTCAATAACATCCATAATAGATGACGAAAACTCTCTATCCACCACTATTTGATTCAATAACTGCAACTGGAAAGTGTTTCCTAAATACTCAAAATTCTTATTCATAATTGTTTTTAAATGTTCCCCTATTTAATTAAATACTTACTTACTTAAGTCAAATTCCAAATATTCATAACTTAATTTGCTTTCTGAAAAAATGTCAGTCAAATCTCTTAAGACATCTTTTAAAAATGGTCGTACATCCACTGTATAACGAACTTTTGGTGGAAATAATTTTCCGTCGAAAACTCTATGACAAATTGTCTGATCCCCAACTTTAATAAAAATGTTGAAAATTTCTGGTTCATCAGTAAATGATGTATCCATAATTTTTGGGTCATACTTAATAGAATCTTGGTTATCCATCATGTAGATAACTGTCTTCATTTTTAGATAATATTGTAACTCTTCCTTGAGTGTTTTAATATACTCATAAAGGTCTACAGAGTTTTTAGCCTTCGGGTTATACCCTCTAACATTAAAAAATCTTTGAACTACAATATTGTCGTTTAACGTCAATAAGAATTCCATTTTTGTGCTGTCTTGATCTCTCATAATTTAATTTTTGTTTGTGTTTCTTTTTTCTTTTCTAATTAATTTCATAAATGGTGTGAGGAAATTTACCCAAGCTTCATCATTCTTGGGAAGATACTTAAAGAGACCATCTTCCATCATCATTCTCATTAAGTTTTTGTAACCCCTATCTGTGGGGTCAATGGTATCATTGTAAACTTCTTCTACAAATTGTTTGGATTCTTCGGTTAATAATGGAATAGTTAAATCAACTATTTTTTTATTTATTGTATAAAACTCTTCTCCAAGTATACCATTTTTTGTTTTACCAGTCAAAATATTTGATAAACTTTTAACGGGGTTTTTTTGCGGGATGTTTCGGGCATTAACAAGTATTTCTTCAATTGTGCACGATTTAGACAGCATTTCAGGAAATAATTTTACTAAAGTTTTTTCTCCCAATCCCTGAATACCATCAATATTATCTGACTTATCACCAACAAATATTTTACATACCGCAACATTATAATGGGGTATCTCAACCTTGTTTAAAGTAATCATATCACCATTCTTATAATATTGTTTAGACACTGGTGAATAGATTGTTACTGTTTCTGATATTAATTGGGTGAGATCTTTATCACCTGAGAAGATGATAATTTGTTCGTCTTTTGCAATTTGACAATAATATGCTATTAGGTCGTCAGCTTCGTTGTTATCAACCTCAACTTGTCTAATAAATATTTCTTCCAAATATTCCTTAACTCTACCTCTTTGGGTTAGATATGATTCATAATGGTCATCATTATCTGTTTGAATCCTATTTGCCTTATATTGTGGATATATAAGTTTCCTTGACGATGAATTTAATTCACCATCCCACATTACAATTACTTTGTCGTGATTATGTTCTTCTAAGAATCTGCGAAGTGTATTAATAAAGTGATAAATTCCACCAATGTGGCTACCATCATTATAAAGTTCTTTAGCTCCATGGAATCCAATTTTAAAAAGGTTATTTCCATCTACTAATAAAGTTTTTCCCACATTTATTTTTTAATGGGTGAATAAATTTGTTTCTATTCCGTAATATCATCACCAGATTCTTCCAATACAATTTCACCTGTACCAGAAAGAATTCCATTCCAATATTGGGAATATTCTTTCTTATAAGTTTCTAACGCCTCTTTGGTATCATCAATATACCCTTGAGGAACTGCAATTAATTTACCATCATTATATCCCAAACCATTTACGTGGTTCTTCAAAATTGAAATCTTAGTTCTTATTGCATATCTTACAGTTCTTCCTCCTTTGGTTGCGGTAATATGGTTGATTCCAGCACTTGCTTGGTTACCAAAAAGGAACACTAATGAAGATGCTAACCATAATGCTTCTCCACCTTTTGCTTTGATTGTTGGTTGTCCGAATGGATTGTCTGGAAGAGCAACCCATGGTTGATTAACAACTACCAATGTATTGTAATACGCATAATCTTCTTTCTTTGATTTGGAAATTCTTGAATGAACTCCCATACCAATCTTATCGGCAAGTGTTGCTGCATTATGTTGCTTTCCACCCTTACCATCAAATGTCATCTTACAAGGAATTGAACCTACAGAATCCCAAAGGAATAAAATAGATTGTTTAATCTCCCCTTTTTCTTGAGCATCAAGAACTTGATTAATAAAATCTGTAACTTGCTCAATATAATCAAAACCATCATTAAAAATGAAATCACCATCCCATTCTCCATCTTCATTTTTATTTGCTTGCAATCCTAATTCAACTGCATGATCCCAAGACCATTTCTTTTCTGTGATAATAAAAACAGGCAAATGTCCTTTCTTTTGAGCATCAGCGGCGGCCAATATCATCGCAGTTGTTTTGGAACTATTACTATGACCTAAAAACATATTAATACCTCCCATTACAGGACCAGGTATTCCACAAGCATTTAAAAAGGATTCACCACAATTATAATAGTTTGTTTCTTTATATTTTGTCTTTGTTGAGAATTTATCTTTAAATCCACCAACACCTTCTTTTTTCTTAATTCCCGCCATTGTCAATTTTTTTAATATTTGGTAATTTATTTATTTTGTTTGGTCTATAAAACATGATATCTTCCTCATATAAAGTCCCAATTTCTTCTTCATGAAAAGTTATCAATTTAAGACCTAATTCACCATCCTCACTCTCTTCCTTTAACATACCAAATAAAATAGTATCACCAATCTGTTTAGCTTTGCCCGAAAAATATTCTTTATTTGATAACTGACTTAATATCTCATAAGATACCATTTTATTATCTCTTAATTGCAATTCAATCTCTTCTTTAAATGTCATAATAATGTAATAAAAAAGGGTGGAGTTAATACTCCACCCAATATAATTTAGAATGGTAATTCTGTGTCAATTTCAGCATCTTCCTGTGGGTCAACCACTTTTGCAGGTGATGATTTCTTACTTCCACCAAAAGTATCCGAAGAAACAGTTGAGTCACCATAAGCATATCCACCTTTTTCAGTGTCCCATTTTGGAGTTTCTCCACGGGCAATAGCTTCAAGATATTCAACAGGTTTTTTAGAATATACATCCAACCAAGTTAATTCGTCATTAACCCATGCTTTTGATTGGTCATCTTCAACATGAAGAGGTGTTGGGTCATCATGCATAATAGTTGATACCGCAGTATACTCTTTACCATTTGGAGCTTTTGATTTGTTTAACTCAATGATAAGGTCACGTCCTTTTTCAGCGTCAGTAATATCACCTTTGTTTCTCCAAATTGGAATAATTTTATCCAAGATACCATCATTCTTATAGTTGTGCTTAAATCTCCAAAACTTTGGACCATCTTCTTCGTGGTCTCTATCAATAACCTTAACGATGTAGAACTTACGAGACTTATATTGTTTCGCCAATTCTTTATCAGAATCTTTACCCGTAGACATCAACTCTTCATAAACCTCATTCAAAGGTGAACGTTCGTTGTCATTTTTTGCTGGGTCATAAAACTTTTGCCATTGTCCACCAACTTGAATTTCGTGGTACCATGCTTCTTTAAATGGTGAAGAACCATCTGTTGTTGGAAGAATTCTTACTCTTCTTTGTCCTGATTTCTCTTTATCACTAAGGATTAAAGCGAAATACTTTTTCATTCTTTCGTCTTGCGACATTTTGAACTGCGGGCCTGCCCCTTGTTGTTTTGTTTTTTCATACTGTGCCAATACGGCGTCTAATACATTACTCATATTTATATGTTTTTTTGTTCTATAAATATAAGTGAATATATCCCTTATGTCAAATAAAAAAAGTCATCTTCCGATGACTTTTACTACTTTATTTTTTTTACATTAAATCGTCTTCCGTTGGTTGGAAGGATTTTTTAATATCATTTTGATTAATATCTGAAACTTGATCTGAAGTTAAAACATAATCATGTTTTCCCGTTTTTTCCATCTCTTCTTGCTTATCAGTAAAAAAATCTGATAACTTTTGATTAAACGGATATGAATCGTAAGTTCTTAACTCTAATTTTTCTTGTGGAGTTTTTTCTCTGTATTTTTCAATCTTAGCTTCAAGTGTATTAAGTTTAGACATAATTTGGTCCATCTCACCTAATCTTGATTCTAATTTATTTAATTGTCCAAATAGGTTTTCAAAATACTCATCTTGTTTTGATTGAATACTTTTTTGAGAATCAACTAACTCTGTAATATCTAATTCACCTGATTCATCACTATCATCTTTCTTTTCTTCAGATTCACCATCATCGTCAATCTTTTCAACATCAGGGTCATTTGCAACATCAATAGTTTGAGGAGTTGTAGGTGCTGCCGGTGGTGCTGCCGGTGGTGCTGCCGCCGCACCTGCATCAGGGGCTGGTGGTGCCATAGCACCTAAATCACCAGCTAGATCTGCTGGAGGTGGTGGTGGTATTGCATCTAATGCTTGTTCCATTATGTACTTATCTATACTTCTATATCTTTGTATTTCTTTAATAATTTTTTTATCTAAGCTCATGTTTTTATCCGTTTAAAAGTTGTTTTATTCCTTTTGATGTTTCAACTCTAACTTTTCTGTTAGCCGTTGTTTGATGTCCCGCTCTTTCAATTAGTCCATCTCTTTCTCTCACTGTATAACAGTCTCCAGTATCCAAGTCACAAACTTGTTTACTTCCATCACCGTTATCTTCCTCAGAATATCTTACTGATTTTCCAAGATAATTGTTTAATGCTGTTTTTATGTCCATAAAAGTCTTTTATATAAATATACTAATTCACAGTTAAATTAACTTTTAAACATTTTGAACTGGTATGTTGAATTTAATTGTTGTTTATTTTGGTTATCAGGTACTGTAATTAAAGATATATTTCCATATATCTTCTTTGTTTTTTTCAACTGTTCAGATGTAATACCACTATTACTTATTATCGTATCAATATCTGAAGAATTAATATAAAAAGACTGAAAGTCTGCTGAAACATATCCAATACCAACTGAACTAATTTCTTTTATTACTTCATCTTTAGTTGTATTATTACTAGTATCTATAACACCAATAAGTTGAAGTTTAATTATTACTTTTTCATTTATTTTCCACACACCAGATTTAG